GTGGTTCCAGCCCAACTCAACAAGATAGCCCCCGCCGTCGATTCCGAATGGACCTCCGACACCCAGATGACATCGCCTGCGGCGTCGGTCGCCGCCGCGCCTGTCAGTGTGGCATCGGCCAGCGCCCAGGTGGTGCCGTCGTCCGCGTCGTTGCCATCGGTGCTGCGGCAAAATTTGTTGGCCAATTAACTCACGCTCCTGTCAATAACAATGGGCGTGCGCATCTGCGATACGAACAGCCCTGGTTCAACGCCCTGGCTCATGGGACTCAACAGAAACGGAATGATGGGATTCTGATAAAGGGAATCGGCATCCGCTACCCCTCCTCCCGAAAGCCGATGATTTTCGCGTCCCGCCGCTCCAATCCCGTATCCGTGACCTTCGCCACCTTCTCCTCCCAATCGCGCACGGCTTCACGGTACGTTCCCCACTCCTTGCGTATCAGGACAGCGGGGAACCGCGTGAGCCTCTTCGTCACGATGAAGGCCTTATTGTCGCACCTGGCATCAGTGTCGTGCTGGCGCCGAAGCTCCAACACGATACTGCCCGATCCGTCATGATAGGAGAATTGGGCGCTCCTGAGACACGCGATCATGGACAACCTCGCCGATTCAGAAATGAATAATCCAGGTAGTTTATCCTAGCTACTCTTCCCATACGAGATATGTCGCTGCCGAGATCGACGCGCCCAAAGCCGCCACATTGAGCAGCCCGATGAAGAGCGCCGCTGTGCAATCAGGCTCGCGGTTCGGTGCCGCAACCCAGATCACGCCGCTCACGACCGGCACGAACCAGCGGTGCAAGAAGTCGCCAGGCGTCCCGTCCGCGGTATTTTCCACCAACGCCGTCGTGACGAGCGTGGTGGAGTTGCTGCTCACCTTGACCACCGTGCCTGCCGCGCCCGTGCCTGCCGTGGACGTGCGCCGCAGATTGAACTCCACCGGCACCAATGTTGAATTGGGTGCCCCGTTCATACTGATCCCAAGTTCTGTCACAAACACCACCGTCGTCGGATTCAATTCGATGCGGTTAAACGCCGTCGCGTTCGCCGCGCTGAGATCGGATACGATTCCTGCTGGGTGAATAGCCATGTGAGTCTCCTTGGGTTAAATAACTGAGTTGACTGACCACTGAGTGATTGCCCATTCGTGCCATCAAGTGGGTGGCATCTGAGCCTGCGAGTCGGACATATCCATTTACACCACCGCCTCCAAATGCCACACTCCGACCCCATCGCCAGGACTGCCACCGTCACGCTCAGGGTGTATCTTGGTAATCCGCAAACTTGTCGCCTCGGCATCTGTCGCATTGAGTTTCAGACTGAACGTGTCATAGCCCACCTTCACGCTCGCCACCCCTTCGCTCGCCGATTTCACAATCCATAGATCGTAGGTCTTCGTGAGGAAGGACTGATTGCCTAGCGTGTCAGTGCGCCGCACAGGGTCCAACAGAGCCAGAACTGCGCGCCCCGTCTTCCCTGACGGCGTATAGACGCCGAGTTCTCCACCGAGCGCCGCGAGTTGCTCGTAGGCTTGCGACATAGCGCCCTAAAAGTTCTTCTGCCGATAGTGCAGGCCACACGCGAACAGCGAAGGGCCAGTCACGATGGTGCCCACTACGCGCAGGAATCCTTGGATGGCGTTGTGATTGATGGTTCGCCGCACCACCGTATTCGCCGTCATCGCCCCGATCGCGCCTTCATTCGGCACAATGGCCACGGAACCTGTCCCGCCTGAATCCGATGCGTGTTCAAAGGTGGGCGTGATGGAGCCGGTGATTGCCCCGACCGACACAATTAACATAATGTCGCCCTGAGCCCCAATCGTGCTGATATAGGCGCTCGTCGCGGCAGCCGTATTTGCGCAGGACGCGGGATCGATCATTTTCTTTGACGTGGAGGCCCGTGCTTCCGTAATCATCAGTGTCCTTTCTGTAACTGACCGATCTTCACGGTCAGTGACTCAATCGCCCGTGCAAACGCTGAGAACGGATCACTCGCCACTGAGGCCATCACTGCCGGCGCGGACCATTCTTTATTGAGATGGAGCTTCTCGTCGGTCGGCTCGGCCTTCTGCGACTGCATCAGCATCCCGGCCATAAACCGATCCACGTCCACCACGTCCCCTGGGTGAACCATCACAGCCGCCGCTCCGTCAATCGACGCCTTGAACATCTTGAGAGCTTTCACTCGTATCATGGACGCTTTCGCCATCGAACACCTCCTGTAGGGTAATAGGACCTGACACAATTTCTGCTTTATGCGCCTGCACAAGTTCGGCGGCCAAGAGTTCCGGTACTTCAATAACCGTCGGTGGCCCAATCAACTTCCCGCCGGACCAAAACTTCGAGAGTGCCTTGACATGCATACGTCGTTCCTCCTGTGGCGTGGCCCCATCCATCAACGCCCACGCCGATTTCGTCGTGAGAGGCATGGGTTAGGTCACGGATGTCGCCAGCGAGAAGGCCGAGGGATACCGCACCGCAATATCAACGGTGTAAATGGCCCGCACGCCCACAATGCCCGCTTGGAAGTTCGCATAGGGATTGATTTCCAACTCCAGTACGCCCCATTCGCCGATGATGACCTGCCCAAAATCTCCGAAGAGAATGTCCGCCGTCGGCACTTGGAGCGAGGCCATCGCCTTATAACCATCCACCATCCCGTCCAACAGTTGTCCTTCCCAGATCGGAGAGGCCGTGCTCGTGAACTTCACGCGCTGCTTCAGTAACCCGGCCACGACGGGCGTGGTCACATAGCCACAGCTTCCCGTGAGCGCGTTCCCGCCAGCCACATCGGTCTGGAACTCCACAATCCCCGCATAGGCGATGGAGGTGCCAGTCACACCACCGATTCCCGCCGTCCCGATGATGCCCAGCGGCTGCCCGCTTGCTCCTGAGCCATTGAGTCCCGCGAGATCCACCGCCGTCGCGACAATGGCCGCAAGGTCATTCGACACAAATGCCTCCGCCGAGGGATTGCTCTGCAAGAGCAAGAGGCGGCTGATCTCCGTATAGCCTCCCACGGTTTTGGGGGTCAGCGTGACTTGCGCCAGGACTTGATTCGTTTCGGTAATGGTACTGGCTTCGTTCGCCAGCCAGGTCACGGTCCCCAGCGTGGTATGTTTCGGGATTGCCACATTGGCTTGCAATCCTGACAGCGTAGTCGCCCCCATCGCCATCATCACGCTGCGATTGCGCAGCGCCTCAATAAAGCCCACGTTCGTAGTTTCCACGAGGAATCCACCCGCTGTCCCTGTGGCGACGGTCAGGTCGCGCTGTGCCTGCTGCCGCTCTTGGATTTCCAAGGGGACAAAGAATGTATTACGGTCGGACACGGTGCGCCCAAGCTTCTTCGCAATCTCCCGCGAGCACTCCGCTTCAAACTCCGCCTTGTTCCAGTTTTGTGAGCCGCATGAATCAATCGCACGGCACAGATTGAAGCGTTGGGTTTCCTTCGCGGTCAATCCCAACTTCGCGACGGACTGCGGGTTCGTCCGTCCACGCTCTTCCATGATGCCGAGCATTTCCTCGGCCACGATGTTCATGGACGCGCCCTGGCTGATCCAATGATCGCGCGTTTCGTCAGGCAGTTTGTTGGCCTTACAGAGATTCTCGATCCCTGCCCGGCGCATCTTCTCCGCCGCCACCGGGTTCACTTTCACTACATCGTCACTCTGCTCCACCTTGAGGTCTGTCTGTGTAGGCATAATGCGCTCCTTTGTTAGATTGGCGGATCGCATGATCCGCAAGTTATACTCTGTTTCACTGCCTCGCCCGATGCCCACCGTTGGGTCAGCTGGCACAGTCACGATACTGACTTCGTATGGACTCCAATCGGTCGCAGTAAACGTCTGCGACTGAGTATTCTCCTCCAGCACGTTCACACGGTAGGCAAGCGAGACGTTCCGCAATCCCCCGTCGATCATCACTTCGACTTCTCCGGCACGAGCCGTCTCAAAGAGCGCGGCCTCGACCATCAAGCGCCCGTCCGAGACCGTCGCCTTCGTAATCATCCCGATCGGATCGTCCATATCATGATTAAACAAGAGGGGCATGGCACCACTATCCGCACGGTCCAGTTTCACCGCCTTCTTGTCGTGCGAGAGGACTTCTACCCCATACCAACGATCCACGGGATATTCCGAGGAGGCGGCAAAGTGCAGGGTGCGCGCCTTGCCCACCTCTTTCTTCCTGATCTCGAATCGATCATTCGTGACGAATCGACGGAAGAGTTCTTTCTGTTTAAGAATTTCGTCAGGCATGGTCCCTCCTCACAGTGCGTAACATTTTCTCTGCGGTGTTGACCGCTGGATCGTTCGCGGTATCCC